CGACCGGAAATCAGCAACAAACCGATTCCCCTTGGTATGCAACTGCCCAATAGAGGCGTTGAAACCCGACTGGTCAATGGTACTGCTTGCCTCGATTGTTCCGACGTTGAAGCTCAAAGTTTTATCCTGTTTTTCCAGTCGTTAGAGTTTACAGCCCGGAACCATGCGCTGTCATCCGGCAAGCTCTGAAGCAAGTTTAAAAACCGCCTCGTACTCATGTAAGCATCGCCGAAAACATAAGGGAGCAGGTCAATTCCGTAGGTCCGCAAAAAATCTGATTCTATCTTGCCGAAAAGCCAAACGAACGTCTTCGGGTTGATCCTGCCCCCGGTTACTTCTATTTTTTTTTACGCACACCCCAGCGCCGGGTAATTGCCGGGATGATTTTCTCCATAACGAAAGTAACGGTGACATCGGAATCCTCAAGGGCATCGACAAACTTCTTGCCGATTACCTTCTTGATATACTCAAGCGCCTTATCGTCAGGCAGGTTTCCCTTTTTGTCAACGTGTCTTTCGTGGTACAGCCAGACTGAGACGGGCATGGCCGGAGGCACTTCATAGGTGTTGCCTAAAAAAGTAACGGCAACCGGCTCCTCGCCCTTTTTATGCTCATCCAGAGCCGCGTCAAAGTCTATGGAGTTATCCGACTCCCACGCTTCCAGATACTTGTCTTCCGCCTGGTTCAGCTTCTCTAAATTAGCTTGCTGGTTGGACATCTTCATCGCTGTTTATGTGGAAAGCCCCAGTGAACTCATACACGTTCTGTAGCGACCCGGTGATGTTGAAGGACTCAAAGAATCCCGTACCGGTCTTGCCATATCCGCGCTGGTCGGTCCATTCGATATCCACTGTATCGCCATTCTCGGCAGCAGTGCGGAAATCGGACTGCCCCGTATCATCGGCAATGTAGATACCCGAACATTCGCCGGTCACTTCCCGGCTGATAGGGATAGCTTTGATACGTGTGATCTTGGTCGGGCTGGTGCCTTCCGTGTCTTCTGAACCCGATACATCCTGCTTCTCGATGGTGTTGGTCCAGTTTATTTCTCTGATTTTGGCTACTACCTGGTCGTCGATTTTTACGACAAGACCGGCAACAGCTACGCCTTCGGTTGTACTCATGGTTAGCTCCTGTTTGTTGTGTTGTTAGTGTACCTTACTATGAAATGAACAGACCATGTATGCCTGTTGCGGTCATCGACATCCACCCACGCCGGATACTGCTGCGGGCTTATCTGGGTAATCAAATTCCCACCTGCTTGTAAAACATCGTTACGAAACCCTACAAGTAAATTGTAAACATCCTGCGCCGCCTTAGCTACTGCCGTTGCATTGGTTCCCCTAACCAAGACCTGTATCCCGGCTTGATCCGAAGCAAGACCGACAGACTCCGGCAGGACGGGAGCGGACTCGTCATATACCGATATCACCTGTACGTCGGTCTCAGGCAAGTAGTTGGCATATATGTTTTCAAAACCATCAGCAAGTAGATAGGAACGTATCTGTGCACTCATCATAACCTGTTCCTCCGTACGGTTTCACGCAAGGCGCGGGGAAACTCCGCATGGAACGGCTCGCGCAGATAGTTGTGTTTACGCCCTTTCTGGAAGTTGGCCGGTATCTCATGCCACTTTATAGCATAGGGCACAACAGGCCACCCCGTACCCGGGCCGCCACCGTAGCCGATTTTGCCCACTCCGTTGACCACCCTGATTGTTTTGCTTTGCTGAAGCGTACTTTCATCGTGCGGTACTTGCTGGTCCGACACTCCGCCTACGACCTCAAGGGCCTGCTCCATGGCCCGGTCGGTTGCTTCATTGAAGCGGGTCTGTAATCGGGGTCCATTCCAGCGTTTCCACATTATTTTAGCTCCAGTTCGTAGTGGCTGATTTTATCTTTTCCGGGTTTTCTTACCCTTTTTATACTTCCCACAGGTGATTCTACTGACTCGTAATCCAGTCTCCATGTCTTTTTTGTTAGGTTTTCAATCGTTACCGCGTTTAAATCCGTGTTAGGCGTTATGAAGACAACCGCCGATGTGGTGAACTCTTCACCGTTGGCATCAACCGACCTCCGCGAATGAAGCTGAACGTCACACCCTACCGGTATGCTCTGGACCTCGACAAGCGAACCCGTGAAATCAACGTCATATCGCTTAAGTGTCGCCGCATCATTCTGGAAGCTTTTAAATGCCATAGGGTTTTATCCTCGCGTCATAGTTCTTTAAACGCCTGTCCCATCCCGACGGCCACCTGTCCCATGTTGGGACCATGCCGTATGTGACCGATCGCTGGCCTTGCCTGATCGACTGAATGCCATGCTCGTTTTCATATCCGCGCATCAGGGTTGAAACGATATCGGCTATAGTCCTGCGCAATGCTTCTTTCAGCCCTTCGTCGCTGTCTGATGGCGTGGTTTGATCGTACCCGGCAAGCCGGACAAGGATCTCATCGTTCGGGTCGCGTCCGCTTTCATACTCAAAAAACGCCTGAACCGTCGTAAGGCCCTGCTTGTCGCGTTGTGAAAAAGCATCCAATATTTCCCATTCCACCTTATTAACAACATTGGACAGCTCATCCTCTGCGCGCACATCAGCATGGAGCAGGTTGAGGTCGTTGGCATCGGTTACATCAAAGAATACGCTCATAATTTAGCCTGCTCTTTTTCCGCATTACGTTTTCCTTTGATACGCTTGCCATTGCTCAGGGTGTACCACGATCCGCTGGTATCCCTTTTGGGCCACTTTTGAACCTTTACGGGTGGCGCTTGCACTATGGGTTTATCGTCAACGATCCGGCACACATAGTCTTTTTTCTTCAGGCAGCGCTCATATATCTCCTGCGTCACCTGAATCTCAATCCCGCCGGTATGCTTAACCAGATATATCATATATCAATATCCCCCCAGCCCTAATAAAAGGACCAGGGGGAGGATTGAATTTAGGATGCAAGCTGGTTGCGGAGATTGCCGAGCGACTTCGGTCGAACGGTTTTCAGTCCGTACACGTGCAGACCTTTCACGAAGTCGGAGAAGCCCTTCTCGCGCCTTCCGGCCTCGGTGCTTATGATCTGGTCGGCAAAGGTAATCGACCCGGTGTAGCCGTAGGGATGATTACGCATGTTGCCCACTTCCAGACAGTTGTTGCTCTCGAAGATCTCAATGCCTGCAATACGACCGACGAAACCGGTACGCTTGATCTGGTCGCCCAGATTCGACGCGGCGGTGAACTCGGTGGACTGCTCAAGCAAGGATACTTCTTCCGGAGATACAACCATCCAGCGGCCCATGCTCGGCACGCTCTGCAAGGATAGGTTTTTCTTCGCCTTGACGATTTCGTCGTAGATATTGTCCTTTGTGAGCGCGGCGGTAAGCACGTTGTCTGAATCGGCATCGGTTACAAGGCTCAGGATTGCTTTGTCAGCTACATCACCAAGCGAAAACGAAGCCTCGACCATGTAGGACTGCATCAGGGATACATTGGCCTGTGCCTGATCTACGTCGTCAACCAGAAACGCGAAGTATTTCGCCTGGTCGATTTCCAGCTGTTGGGTGCCGGAGGTCAGTTCCTGGAAGGTGATATCAGCCCCGGTATAGTTTCCGGTGTTGATAGCGTTGGGGGTTTGGATGTTCACCGTGTCGCCTTCGCTGGTGATCTCACCTTGATAGTTGCGGTTCACGATGGAGTTCCCTACAAGATTTTTCTTAAGGGAATAAAGGAGTTCCCGGCTCCAAATTTCGGGGATAAAGTTTGAAACGGCCATTGTTATAAGGGGCTTAGTTCAAGTTAGATTAGCCTTGTGACTTGAACCGCCCGCTCTGAAGGGCACCCGCTTTTGACCTGAACGGTTAACAGTAGAGCTATTTTTAGCTGCCACAAGTAGCAGCCATTCCAAATGTAACTATAATTACTCGATGTGTCAAGTAAAAAGGGGCCGAAGCCCCTGTATCACCCAATCATGCCCTCTGTCTGCGCCTGCTGGATCGCCTCGCGGTTTTTCTCATACTCCGCATCGGACATCTTAGCCAACTGCTCGCGCGTGAACCTTTTGCCACTCGAAGGAGATCCACCCTGAAAGCCGGAACTTCTCTGCCGGCGGTCGATCATCCAATCACCGAACCGCTTGTCATCGGTCAGGTACTTATCCGGTGTGATCGGCTCCCCTGAACCGTCAACAGCAAAGCCGTCGCCATCTCTCAGGGCTATAACGCCGTTGTCATTCTCATCGAACATCTCACGGAACTGGTTTACTACAATGGGCTTGACTTTCCCGCCATCGCCTGCTTTGGTGAACCGTTCGTCATAAACCCCTTTTGTAGCGGCAAGTATCTTGTCCTCAATCCGCGCCTGCTTTGCACGGTTGTACTTGGCCTGAAGGCTTTCAATACGCTCGTTAAGCGGCTTTGTAAGCTCCTTGGCTGCCTTGCTTTTCCATTCATCAGGGTCAAAGTCAGGCTTTAGCCCCATCGGGCGACCGCTTTCATCCAGGGAGATGTTGAACTTTGAAAGCACCTGTTTGTGAAAATCCGAATCGTCGGCAAGCTCCTGTTTGGCCTTCTCGATTTTCTTTCTGCTGATATCCTTCACCTTTTCATCAAGGGCTTTCTGTGTAAACAGACCGCTTGGTGGGTTGTCGCGGTCAACGATCATTTGACCCTCTTCCAGTTCTATTGAACTAACATCAACTTCGTGTACTTCTTCACCTATTTTAACTTTTGGCATATATCCTCCTTATTTATTTTACTCAAGATACCTTTTTATCGTTTTCTTTGCAATATCGCAATATTTCATCAGCATAACCCGACTGCGTAGTGCATCGCCGGGAATGGTTCTTATAGATAGACTCCTTTGTCGGTTGTGGCCTGATCCACCCTCTTTTATGCGCAAGGCACATACCGGGAATACCGGCTTTTGCCATTTCCAAACCCATCAATACATCAGCCATGCAATCGTCTTTGTATTGTATGATATCGGGTATGAAATCACTGGTTTTAAAGCAGGTTACACCCGTTCCTGGTACATGGACCGCGTTGTCCTGTTCGATGGTCGCAAGGAAGTTGAACGCCTTATGCTCAAAGTAGTAATTTTTGTTCTGCCCCAACAACCTTCTGCCGTGGAAACTAACTACCTGGCCGGGGTAACGTTCCAGGCCCTCAACCATGCGCTCTACGTAGTCCGGCGGGTAAATGAGGTCATCGTCACAGGAAAAGTATGTTTCGTGCCTGCCTTCAAGTTTTATGTTATCCAACCATATGAACTTGCCCCGGTCTGTGTAGTCCATTCCGTTGTGGTGTTGCTCAATCCCCGACAGCGTTTCTGGCACATATCCATTGTACCACACCCGGATAGCGTCAAACTTGACCGTCTGATTTTTCAGCGATTCTATGGTTTTGGCAAGAAACGCCTGCCTGCCGTCGTATGTGGCTAAATTGGCTGTTATCACGAGTCTTTGTTTGTCCTGAAATTATGGTCGTGGATGCACATCCAAGCGTGGCCCTCTGGATAGATTGTACATGGCCGGTCGTTGAAACGCAAAAACACCTTGTGATAGATACACTCATCGTAATTCTTTGCAGCGAGGAACATAGATGGCTTGTCTTCTCTGTAACGGTGTTTCATGGGCTTATAACGTTTTTCATCCACGAGATACAATTTCGGCTGGAAAGTCACGTAATCCGTGGGGGCTTTGATTATCATCTCCATAAAATCGCTCGATACGAAATCGTCAGAGTCCATGCGTACCTGAATCGGGTAGTGTTTTA